ATAGAAAATCTTAAAACGGCGACAACAGAGCAGACAAGCGCCCAAAGTTTCCTTCAGGCAAGTGTTATTTCAACTACAACCTATTTCAAAGCACTTACACAAGAATTGTTATTCAACTTGGCAGCTGAAGGACTTGATGCTGAGCAGGCGTTGTTGCTGGCGCAAGGTATGGGGTTGGTAGACAGCGCAGCAATGGCTGAGATTACCGCCATTCAGAATTTACGTGAAGAATACGCTCTAACTGGAGACCTTGACGCATATATCAGCAAATCAGCAAGTCTAGCGAAACAACTTGAATACATCAAAAGCATGAGCAATATAAATATCAATTGGGGTGGGTCAGGTTACGGCGGGTACGGCACATCAGACACACAGTACAACCAAGCCGCTGGTGGCTCCGGCATTGTCCCCCAGGGTTTCAACCATGACAACTATATGATGGGATTGTCCTCGGGTGAAAGATGGAGCGTGACCCCTTCCTCCCGCGTGGGTGCATCTGACAAAGGCGGCGGGGGTGGTAATAGTACCTACGTTTTCAACGTGAGCGGTATCAATAGTCCCGAGCAATTTGTCAAACTTGTGGGTGAGAAGATTAAGCAACAAGGGGGATTGCCACAAGCATGACCGCGTCCCTTCCATTTCAAGCTGATGCGTTTCAACCAACGGCTTTTCAAACCGAAGAGTCGCCTTACGTTTATCCGAATGACCTTGTATTCCTAAGTCTTACGATAAACGCGGTTGAGATGAAAAGTTACCTTGACCTGGAGGCGAATACCGTAAATATTCAAAGCATCCTGACAAGGCAATATGACACCTGCGAGATAAAACTATTCAACGTCCCGAACACGGTAACAATCCAGAACTGGCAGGAAGTAATAATCACCGACAACGCACAGAGGATATTTGCCGGGTTGATCACCAAAATTGAGCCAACCGAATCCGCCTTGACTTATGATCTGGATTATTCAATCTCATGTGTCGATTACTCCAAACTACTTGAAACTGTGGTTGTACAAGCGACTAAATACACGAGTAAAACAGACGCTTATATTATCAATGACCTGTTCACTGATTACCTTTCAGAGATTGACGCGACAACGTATGTTGATGAACTATCCACCCTAACCAGTGTTCAATTTAGCCGTAAGACATTGAAAGACGCGCTTGATTTCATTTGCGGACTTACTGGCGCTGACTGGTATGTGGATTATGACAAGAAATTACACTATTTCAAATCAGAGGATACCGCCGCGCCATATAGTTTTTCAGACACACCGGATCTATTGACCACATTCCCGTATTATGGGCTGGTAAAGACAGACGATGGCAGCGGTACATTCAACGTGGTTGAAGTTGTTGGTGGTAACTACCGCTCCGCTGATGAAACGATATACCTACCCGGTACAGGGCAGCATAATAGAATCTCGTTACCTTTCAAATACCAGGCTCCGACAGGACAGACAGCGGTTCAAATATGGCGGAATGACGGTACTGAGGGTACACCTGTTTGGACCCCCATGACCGTGAAAGTTGGTTACATCGCTGAACTCGCGGGTGCTGATGACGTGCTTTACTACTTCCAGGAAGCGGTGATTGAGCAAACCGCCGTGTGGCCATCGTTACCCAACGCCGTAAAGTTGACCGGGCAGTATGAAATACCATTGAGAACACGGGCAAGGAATCAAGCATCCATCGACCTTTACGGGCGCGAGATCTACTACGTTTATACCGACAGCTCCATTGTTGACAAAACGGTTGCCAGGCTAAAAGGCAACCAGTTATTGATCGAATCCGCGCTAGGAAAACAATACTACTCATGGTACTGCCAAAAGAGACGGCTCCGCGCTGGTATGACGGTGGGCATGAAAAATGACGCGATGGTCATTGATACATCCTATTTGATTCAGAAAGTGAATACCGACATTGGCATAGCCGGGGCGGTGGAAGTGTCAGTAGAAGCAGGGAATTACAACCCTGATTTAGTGGATGTTCTACTGGCATTGAAACGAGCATCAACGCCGACCATGCCGTATCGTGAGGATGAAGTAACGGATGTCCTCATAACAGATGCTGAAGAGTTGGAATTATTTGAAACAGTTGGAGCCGTAACCACGCACACCGGAAGTTACAAGTGGGATGACGGTAGCGATTGGGGCTTTGCGAAATGGGGCTAGATATGGATAATTTGAAATTCAAAGGGCGTTCAACCGTGAGGGCATTCCGCAAGGGAGTGATCCCCTATCTGATGGATTCGGGAATGACACTACAGGACGCGGTTCAATTCGCAAAACACGCCGGATTCTGTGTGCATGAGAATATTGTCGACAACCTGGTTGTTACAGCCGGGAAGGTACTGGTAGCGGACTTCCTTGTTGGTGAGAGTGTAACGGGATTGAACTATCACGCCATTGGCACCAGCACAACCGCTCCCGCCGCTGGTGATACACAGTTGGGGACTGAGGCGGCGCGTAAGGCATTCACGTCTATTGCAAGGTCAAGTGTGAGTGTGGTTGTGAGTACATTTTACACCGCCGCGCAATCCACCTACAACATCAAAGAGGGCGGCATATTTGGCAACGGCGCGACGGGTACGGCTAATTCAGGCACGCTGTTTTCACACTTTACACAGTCTGAGGATAACAGCGCAGGTCTTAATGACTTGACTTTCGATTGGGAACTACTTTTGAGGTAAACGATGACAATACAAACAGGGCAAGACATTTTAGCAGCGGACGTGCTGGCACTGGGCAGCGGTAATGACGTGAACATATTGTCGTCACTCCCGCCATTATCAGGGTTGCAGGCAGCGCCGTTGTCAGTGGTGGAATCAAGCGGGGCAGGGACAACGAAGCCTATCATCCCGATACTGTCATTTGATGACACAACGGATGAAGGCAGGATGTGGATATTCCGGGCTCCATCGACAACGTTGTATTTACATTATGCCGGGTACATGGCAGGGGCTAATACCAGTAAAACAGTGTGCATTGCCGTACAACTCGCAGCAATAAGTCCCGGCGATACTGGCGTGACGGCTAAGGTATTTGATACCGTGAACACTGCAACGAAGACCGTACCGGATGCAGCGGGGACAGAATTTGACGACACCATAACCTTGACTAATGGCGATAGTGTCGCGGTTGGTGATTGGGTTTGCATGACCGTATTCAGGGACGTGAGCGCGGATGATGCCGCTGGTGATTTCAACATGAAATTGATCAACATTCAGGTAAGCGCATGAGTGACAAGGATTTAGCAAGCATCGTAGTGAGGGCACTCATAATGATTGTCAAAGCGATAATCAAAAAGTATGAGTTGAATATAAAACTAAATGATTGAATTAATGGTAGAAAAGTTGTATAATCTAATTGCCAGTCATTCAACTGGCGAGGAGATATACGATGAAAAAAGAAATAGTAATGTGGCTAATCATTGCGGTGCTGGTGGTTGGATTGCTTCTCGGCACACAGAAGGCGGAAACTATGGGCGTTAAGGTAACAGGTGCCACAAGTTGGGTTAATTACGGACAACTATCAACTGATTTGGCTGCCGCAACACAGAAAACAATAATCTCATGGGTTAATATATCTAGCGCGGCAACCGCCATAAATAAACCGTTTTATGTTGTTGACATAGAGGGCGCTGTTCTTACAACTTCTTTTTGTTTTCACAAATATACCACTGAAAACAATATTGAGTTCGCTAAAGGGTATGCCACGACACAGGGTATTTGGCAAACAAATGAAGTATTGTCATTAGACACTTGGTATCTACTTGCGGTTAGTTATGACGAATCCAATATCAATAATGACCCTGTATTTTATATAAACGGCGTTGCACAGTCTATTGATTTCGAACAAGCGCCAATAGGAAGTCTCCAGAGTGACACATCCGATTCTATCTATTCTCCGCTTGTAGGAGCCGCTACCACCCCTTACGGAACGGTATCAGGTACTAGAATTTTCAATCGCATCCTAACCGCTGATGAAGTATTGCAGATTTACAACGGGCGCGGAAGAGATAACATTCACAATGGCGAGGTGTTTTGTCCCTTTGACAAAGGCGCGGCAGGGTTACAGTCCTTTGACGGAGCGACATTAGCCGCAGGGAATACCATCGTTGACCCGTGTTCAGGGGCGGTTGGGGTACCCGCCGGAAGTCCCGTTGGCGTTGGGGAAACCTATTTGAGATAATCACAAGATACAGTCCGCCGCGAAAGCGCCCGACAAACTTAAACCGAACCGCCGTATACACGCCCGTTCTCAATCCGAGAGCGGGCTGTTTTATTAAGAGGTAAACAATGGCAGGAATAACACACACAAAAGTATCAATCATAGCGGACGACCCTAACTATGACATTATGCCATCAGACTGGAACGCGGAGCACACCATAGCCGCAACTGTCCCAAATGTGGCAACGACAGCGGCAAATGATTTCATCGTTGGCAACGGCTCAGTGTGGCAGAAAAAGACAAAGGCGGAAGCAAGAACCGCAATGGGGGTGGAAACTAAAACATGGGAAGGGACAATAGTCGACCCACAGGCAGCGTATGCTTTGCGGGCGCAAGTACCTATTGGGCTGACAACGGCGGCTATCACAATCACAAGTATAAAGGTCAGGCTGAATGACTCAACTCCTGGCGCCGAATTGGCTGGTGATCTGAAATTTGCAGACGATCAATTTACTGGTAGTTTTGCCAACGCAACGGTTATAGATGTCTGTGATACTACATCCGGCGCGTTCACGGCAACCAGTTTTGATGATGCAACTGTACCAAGTGGCAAATTCGTATACTTCCAGTTTGACGCGTCCCCACACGCCGACATAATCAGTGTGTTTATACAAATATTGTACACGGTGGACTGATGAGCACACTTACCCTGCAACCTGATGAAACTACTGGACTGGATACTTATACAGACTACTATAACGCAACCACAAACTATGCGACTTCTGGTGTTTTGCATTTAGGTTCTTCTGGTGGTACTCCGCAATCGGGCTTACTTGCTTTTTCAGGATTATCGGTATTGCCAGCATATTCCCGTATTCAAAGCGCCGTTCTTACTTTATACCTTGCGACAAAGGGACGTGATGCCACTTTATCGGTTTACGGATTACTTAGAAATTGGGTTGAGGCAGAGGCTACTTGGAATATCTATTCTACCGGAAACGCATGGCAAACTGTTGGCGGGTTTGGCGCACTAGACAGAGATGCAAGCGCAGTTGGAAGTGTCGCAATATCTTCTACTGGTGCTAAAGATATTACCGTAACCGCTTTGGTGCAGGCTTGGGTTAATAGCGGTCGGGCGAATTATGGTTTTAGTTTGAGTGAGGATTACGTAAGCAACAACACTTACAACGACTATGTTTCGTCTAGCGGCGCGACTTCAACGCAAAGACCGAAATTGGTTGTTGAATATTTTAGGGGCGGTCAGTTTATCAGATGGAGTAACGGATGACATGTTCAGGCGCTTCTGGTGGATTTGCTTGTTGGTGGAGGTTGGGATGATAATTTTTACAGATAACAGCGCACATAACGGCATAAAAAACTGGCAAAAGGAAATTGACCAGGGGGTTACCGGAACCATTTTGAGGGCTACCTGGTATGACAGGGTTGTAGACTGGCGTTTTGAAGAATATAAAGCATCGTGTCCTCATAAAAATAAGGGCGCTTACGATTATTTCGCTTATTGGCTAAATAATGGCGCCGATCAATGCAAGAAGTTTTTAGATACCGTTGGCGACTTCGGAAATATCAGGGGCGTTCTTGACCTTGAAGATAACTCCGCAAATGGTTATCCTAAATTGGCGAGTATGTACGGGACTGCATTATCAAGGGTTATGGCTTGGGTTGACCAATATATTTTGGAAACTGGACATAATCCATTATTATACTTGAATTCTGGATTGGCAACACAAAAGCAACTGACTGTATCGGGGTATCAATACATCTTTAGAAACTTCGTAAATAAAGCCGGCTTGTGGTGTGCTAATTACAACCAGAACGTTTATGTAAATGGCGCATGGGTAAAGATGGAAATACCGCCAACAGGGGCGTGGTCAGAGTGTCTTATGTGGCAATATACAAGCAAGGGCGATGGAATAGCGCACGGTAATGGCGCTGGAAGTGATTACATTGACCTCAACCGCGTGTTCAATTTACAGGCGCTATTGAAGCCTGGTATCACAGCTGAGGATGAAATAATCGACATGGCCAACGTCATGAACATTGAGCCGTTGTCGCAGGTTGATGCAAGCCGGAAAGATATTACTTTCGGGAATACCAAAATTGGCTACGATGGCTGCTTGACCGTTGACATCGAAATGATGCTGAATTATCTGGGCTTGAAAATTGACACCGCAACATTGGTTACATGGTTGAATGCCAACGAGGGATATTACGGTAATCTGTTTGTGTGGAAGTCAATCGAAAAACTGTTACCAGGGTTACTATTCACCGCGAAGTATACGGGTTCCAACCTGGACAAGATTGACGAATCACTAGCAAGGAAAATGCCCGTGTTGGTCCATGTAGACTACAACCCTGCCACATCTCTAATTGATCAACATTGGGTATTAGTTGTCGGCAAGTCGGGGAGTTCCTATATCATCAATGACCCACGAGACGGCTCACGGGTACGCTTTGAGGATGTGTACGGCGACCCCGCGACACACATTTATAACGTAGCAACATATTCATTCACTGGCACCATATCCGATGCTGAAAAGTTGTCACGGCTGTGGCTTGCACATCCCACTTTGCACTAGGAGTTACTTATGGCGTCTTCAGTTACAAACAATCAGATATTCACCGAATTAACAAAAGTGTCCGTTGCAGTTGCCAGGATAGAGGGGCGCGTGAAGAACGTCGAGGACTCCACTACCGACCTGATGAAAATAGTCGTCAAGGGCAACGGTAAGCTACCGCTAACTGAGCGCGTGCAAAAACTTGAGGACAGGAATTGTAGCGATGACGCGGATAAAAAAGCTGCCGATGATATGGCGGACGCGGTAAAAAAAGAAGTCAAGGCAAAGCGCGAGAAGTGGTCAACCCGAACTTGGGGCATCATAGCCGCCATAATAACGTATCTCATTATTCAGTCCATCACGCTTTTAAACTTGTTTCAGAGGGTTGCGGCGATAAGGTAATTGCTAGATTTACGTACTATGTTTATCCCGCGTTGGTCAAGGTTGGTACGTTTATAAAAATAGTCACGTGGGTTGGAACCACGCTTGGGGCTGGCGTGCTTGTGCTAATCCTGGGAATACTCACGGGGCAAGTCATACTTGTAAAGCCGTAAATTGCCACTTGAAACTGGATAAAGTTTGTGCTAATATTATTACATCAGTCATTCAACTGACAACGGAGAATAAAAACATGAGCGATTATTCAGTGGAATATAAAACAGGTTACAATCAGGCTATACTTGACGTGCAAAAACTATTAAAGGGCGTGCTCTATGACCACAGGCACTATCTTATCAATAGGGATATGTTTGGTCGCGTGTCTGGTTTTGTCAGTTTATCACCACAAGACCAAGAGGATATTTATTTGACCGTAAGGGGATTGTTGAAGAAATGAAGACAACGGTTATTGATGTTATCAGGGCGGACATAAGCCGCATATTCCTCTTTATTCAACATATATTTCTATCAATCCCCTCAATTCGTTGTGTGATTTGTGGCAAGTATTTCAACTCATTTAATATAGGATTCAGGCGAATTAGCACGGGAGAATCAGTCCCCGTGTGTAAGGATTGCTGGAAAAAGAAAACACATATTTAGTGTATTATGGTTATATCATTGCCCCGCGATGGGGCATATTTGTGAGGAGTGATATTTGAAAATTGACAGTAAACAAGTTGGGGCTATCACCACGTTAGTAATTGATGGAACGGAACAGAAATTCTTTTTTAC